TTAATAAGGGTTTGATTATTAGAATATACCAGAGAAGCGGATATATTATCTGGAGGAGATTGGTTAGATGTTGCAAAATTGGTAAACTTACCTTTCCCTGTAGTTTTAGCCCAAAATGAAATAATAACAGGCCTGCCAACAATAGGAGGAATAATAGCATTTATACCACGATAATCAGCATTTGTAATTTTTCTTATCACATTACCATTGAACTGATCAGCAATAACCTCTCCTGCATTATTACTCCAAGTAAATCCCATATAGTTAGGTTGCCCATTTACTATAAACTCTTTTGTTTCTCTTAATAAGTTACGACCGCCTACTTGGATATTACTTGTTTGGTCATTGGCGTATTGCTTCAGTTTGTTCTCTAATGAAAGTAAATCAGGATTTACAAGTTGTTTTATTTCGGTTTTGTTGCCGTCTGTGATGTGTAGGTTGGCTTTGATGATGATTTCTTTGTCTAAGAGTTGAATATATTGCTCGCCGTTGCCTGATGTTATTTTATCGGTTTTGATTTGTCCGCCGGTGATTTCGGTAAAGCCGTTGAGCTGGGCTATACCTCGCTCGCCATTGTACTCGGAATTGACGGTGGCATATAGGAAATGGTAATAGCCTGCTTCTTGTTCTAAATCTATCTTGTTTTCGGATAGGACAAACTCGGCTGTCTCTACGACTTTGCTTGCTTTGATGTATAGGTAATAGGTTTTTGCCTTATCGTCTAACCTGCCTGACACAAAGGCTGGTGCGTACCAATATTTATAGTCCGCTGCTGAATAATTGGGCTTAATGTCGGTTGTACCTAATGCGTAGTGCTTTATCCAACCGCTGCCTACATTGATTTGCTTGTTGTTCCTATCAAAGTACAAGGTATGAGGTACGGTGATAGGGGTTGCTTTGCTGCTGACAAAGACAAATTGCCCTGACTTGTTGCCTACTAATGCCATCATTGTCTGTACAGTGGCAGGAATGATGCTCTTGGTATATTCAGGAAAAGCCTCTTCTATCTGCTTAATGGTCTCTAAGGCGTTGCGCCAGCTGCGTTTGGTTTCGGATAGGGTGCGCTTGTTGAGTTCGCCGAAATATACTTCTTGGTTTTGGAGTTTGCGTATTTCGGTAGCGAAGGACTGCCCTTGTACCTTGTTGGATAGCTCTATTTGTGGGCTGTAGGGGTTATTTACATACTCTTTGAGCCCCACGATGCGAATGGCTACGGGGGTACGCTGAAATTCAGTATCTGAAAAGTTGATGTAAGCACCCATTTTAAGACGTCCGCCTATATTAGCCCAGTTCTTTTTAGCCCATATTCCGTCTAAATCTCCGGTGAAGGTGAAGAGGTCGGCGCGGTTTTCGTATAGGTATTTGCAGGCTTCTTTCATCATCTCCCAGCTGGCTCCTGACTTGGTTGCGTTGTCGCTGATGTAAGCATTAGGCATCTGCATATTATAGACGGAATACTGGTCGCCTACGGCAGGCTTGAATATATCGTTGGGCATTGTTGTGCCGTCTTCTTCTTTGGGCTGTAATTGGAAACGTTTTTGAGTATGGTCGTATTTCTGTACCTCAAACTCACGCCCTGAGAGCATACCGCTTTCAAAGTAGATAAGCATCTTTTCGCCATTGATACGCATATCCCAAAAGTTGAGGGCTTGGGGTATGGTGGTATCGGTGAAGTCATAGAAATGTTTGGCTTTATCGACTTCAAAAACGGCTGAAACACTACCTTTTCGCTTGGGGTATATGTGCGAAAGGTCGATGCTTTGCTCATTTACAAATCCGTTATTTTGGGCGTTCTTGATAGATATTGATAGCCCCTTGTCGTCTGAAACGAAGGTTACGCCTTCATAGGTGTACTCTTGTGATTTGGGTAGTAATAGTTCTTTATTGCCGTACTTGGAGCGGTCAATATTACGGTCGCCCCCTTGTACATATAGGCGTGTGATGCGGCTTTGTTCAGTGGTACGACTTACGCCTGTTTTGAAGCCTTTGCCTTTGCCGTATTGGAGGGGTAGGGGATTGTTCTTGAAATACTCTACTTTATGCAAATGAATGGTTTTGCCGATAATTTCATATTCAGTTTCAAAGGCTTTGGCTATCATATCCAACGCTTCGAGGCAGTTGTTGTGGTTGTAGGAGATGAGTTTTTCGGGAGCTTCAATAGTAGTTCCGAGCGTCCAGCCGCTATCTATCATATTGAGACAATCGACAAGGATTTGCACGTGATAGCGTGGTGAAGCGGTGAAGGGGAATTTGAGGGTCTTATCGTTGGGGTTGCGAAACTTGTAATTCTTCAGGTTTGCGCCCTCGCTGTCCATAGTAAGGGTGTATTCGAAGCTGAAGCTGTTATGTTTTACGATTTTAGCGGGCTGGTTGAGGGTGTAGCGTTCGCCCTGAAACTCGCACCACGCTCCTGTGGGGATTTCGGTATAAGTGGGTAATGAAAAGTATAGGGTAAGGGTGTGTTCGCCCATTATAGAGCGATAGCGGTAACTTTCATCGGTGGGAAGTATATCAAGGCGGTTTGTATTAAAATTGATTTGCATAACTCTGAATTACAAGTGAGGCAAAGGTACGTTAGTATTGATAGGATATTAGCAAGGAGGTTTGACAATTATTTGACATTTTTATACAAGGGTGAGGGTAAGGGTAAATTCTACCTTAAGGGTATTGCCGACAAGCAGCGCATTTTTGATGCTTGCTTTTTGGTAGATAGCGTTTTGCGGTTGGAATGTAGGGTATTTTATCACTCGTTCGCCTTGCTTGGTGAGTTGGTATAGCAGTGCCTCGTAGAGTTGCCAAAAGGAGGTGAGAGGCTGACTGATATAACAATGTAGGGTAAGGGTACGCTCTTTGAATATGTTAGCGTGCTGGGCGTATTGTACGCCTGACAAGGTATTGCTGGCTGTGGTGAGGTGCTCTTTTACTTCGTAGGTGGGTAGGAGGGTGTTTTGGGTTTCTTCAAGAATGTATATACCATACTTGGATAGGTCTGTACCGTCTATAGTGAAGCTTGAAAGGGGCAGGGTGGCATTGGGGGCGGTGTAGGTGTAGCCTTGTAGGGGGGTGTCGTTGGCAAGGGTAATATCGGTAGTGATGTAGCCTTGTTCGGTTTTGGCTTTTTGAGCAGATACGAAGCGCAAACGAAAGGTTTTGCCTAACTCTTCAAAATGAAAATCGTTATAGGTTTGTGCTGTTAGAAAGGTGATGAAGGGGGCGTAATGGGTTGCCTTGCTGATGAAGGTGAGGGTGTATTGCTGGGTATCGAGTACGGGGGTGGTAGTGTCGTACTCTTTGCCATAGTACTCTGCCCATTCGTTTGAGGGTAGTTTTTTAAGTGGGGGGTAGCAAAGAAGGTCTTTGTAATTGGTGTCTAAAAGGTGGGTGTGGTAGGTGGTTTGTATGTCAGTGTTATTTATTTTCATTGGTTTGTTGTTTAATTCTTTAAAAGGCAGTGATACGCATTGATGTACTTATTTAGCCGTTGTGTGTCTTTTTCAGTGATAAATGTTAATCGTGTAATATCCATATTGTCTTTTAAATCGTTGATTTTGACCTTAACGGCTAATGGGTTTTTCTTTATACGTTCTATAAATTGTGAGTATGGCTCATTAGGTTGTTTTGTTACACATTCTAAGGCATTAATAATTTCTTCTGAAAAGCCTTCTTTCTTGAGGTCTTCAAAAGTCCATTTAGTATCCTCTACTAAGTCGTGCAATATACCGCAAATCTTTTCATTATCGGTTTGTCCTGCATTCATTACACGGATAAGGTGTAAAATGTAGGGAGCTCCTGCTTTGTCGGTTTGTCCTTGGTGTGCCTTAAAGGCTATTTGTATGGCTTTTTCTAACATAGGTTTAAAAGTTTTTATAAAAGGTTTTATCTACTATTTTTCCACTAATACGAGCATTCATTGCAAGGTTAGTTTCCCAGTCTATAATATATGGTGATTCTCCTTTTTGTTTAGCATAACAGATTATTTCTTCACCTTCACGAGTGAATTTGATAACGACTTCTTGCCAATCATCATAGATGTAGGTATCGGTATGGTTTTGAAAATTCTCTAATATTTGTGTATGGTTACTCATCTGAATTTGCTGTAATAGTTAAACGATTGTTTTTCCAACTCAGTTATGCGCTCTAATACATCAGGAGTATTATTTGCTTTTGCTTTAAGCACTCTTATTTCTTCATAGTATTTGTGTCCTAAACCACCTTCAATTCTTGTTTCTTTTCTTATATCATCATATCTTTTTTGCCCCAAAATGCGAATTGCATTAGGAGGTGTTTCTTTAGCGTAAATCATTTTTTTGGTATTAAATTGAATTTCAGCGAAGATATTTTGCTGTGTGCGAATATTGGTAAGAATACCACTATACCCTAAGAATTGTTCGGGGGTTTGATTTTTAACACGTGCAAATATACTACTTTTTTCTAAATACAGCAAAATATTTTTCATTTTTTCTTCAGGTACAATGATTGTAGCCCTTATACTATCTTTAATGCCTGCTACATTTCCATCGAGTTCATCGGTAACTTTGCGCAAAATAGACTCTTGGCTTTTATAGTTAATAGGTGTTGCATATCCTCCTAATTCCTTAGTGAGTTTATTAAGTAGTGCTGTTATTTCAGGCTCTGATTTGATGGCTTTTTTCATTAATTGAGATACGTCATTTTTTATAGATGTCTCTTTATTAGCCTCAATAAAATAGGGCTTTGTTTTCCAATTCTTGAAGCGGTCTTTGTTGTCGGTTACCCATTGCTTGTAGTTGTTGGGTACTTCGGCTACGTAATTAGACGAACTTTCAGGGGGCAAAGTTTCATCGGCTTTGAGTTCTTTGATAAGTTCTTCATCGGTTTTTAGCAGAGTGATGATATGGCACTTGCAGCCTACGTGCCAGCCGTGAAAATGGAAGGTTTTGGGGTATTTGCCTTTCAGTTCATCGCACATATCATAGACTTTGTGCTGTGGTGATAGGCGTACCTCAAAGCCTACAATATCGGGGTTTTGCTGTATGCGCAACCAATCGGCGGACTTATAGGCTACATTGATTTCGTTGCTGGTAAGGCGCAAGGCGTTTTTATAGGCACTTCGGTATACGCCTTGACCAGGGTGATAGTTTTGAGCGTTCTTGCTTAGTACGAGGTTGCCATATTTGTCCCTTACCCTACGAAATAGCGACGTGGGGTTGTTCAATAGGTTGCGTACTTCACGGCTTAGTTGTACGGCACTTTTGCCCTCTTCTAATGATACGGATAGAGCGAGTTCTATTTCGGTTTGGGCTTTTTTGGCTATGTCCCATACCCTATCAGAGACTGTGAAATCTTTAATCTTACGTGTTTTGAAGGTTTCGAGGGCTTCAAGGTTTTTGTATTTGGTTAATCCTGCTCTTAGTAGGTGGTCCTGTTTGAGGTTGGCAAATGCCCATTCTTTGGTAATGCCGTCTTTGATGATTTGGTCTAATTGGTTGCTGAAATTAGCTAATTCCTTATCAAAGGCTTTTCCTTTTTTGGTGGAAGCAAAAGCAAATAAAGTGCTTGCGATGAGTTCTTTATAATCGGTTTTGAGGGCTATAAAGACGGCTGTACCTACAAGCTGGTAAAACAATCGTTCTACTTGTTGTAGGTATGCCATTAGGTGCTTTCTATGTTGCTCATCGTAGTTCATTAGATAGCGGCTTCATTGAGGTTGCTGTTTTCCTCATCTTTGATTTGCTTTAATTGGGCTTCAGGGTCGGTGATGCCGAAACGCTGCATTGCTTCACGCTGTGATATAAGAGGCTTGCCACCATTGGCTTCTGTAAGGGTACGTATCATTTCGGTATCATCGTCAATATCGAACGGGGTAATGATAGGGGTGATGTCTATGGTTTTGAGTTCTTTCTCAAAGGAGATATACATCTTAGAAAGGAAGGCTAAAATGATATTGATACGCCTTTGCAGTGCGGGTATGAATATAGCCTCATTGTCTTTCACTTTGAGGTGTGCGGGTAGCCAAGCGAGTTTGCGCCCTACGCCTGATAGCATATTGCCTTTGCCAGCGTAGAACTCATCAGAAAGGTCGGGGGTGTGTGAGAACTCGTGTATATCACGGCGGTTCATACTCATTTCTTTGTCGAAACTCTCATTAGCATTAGGAGGCACAACAAATTGCACGTTTCCGCCGTCTTTTACTTCAAAGACTTTACCGCCCGTGTTGTTACCTGACATTTTCCCCTCGACTTTGCCTGCTATCATTAGAATAGGTTCGCCAAATTTTCTGTTACTTTCAGAGAAGTAGGTACGTTGTACTTCGGCAATCTCAATAAGGTGCTGTACAGCATCCCATTCGGGTTTATCTTGCTGGTACAATACCACTGGTATTTTACCGATGATATTTTTTTTCACTTTGGTAGTGGTTTGTCCGTTTTTAGTAGTGAAAGTGTATATAAATTCAGCGGTGAAGGCTTGGAATACAATTTCGCCCTCTTTGGTGGTACTTTCAACGGCAAAAGATATAAGGTTGTTATTATCGTCAAATCGTGGGTATAGCTTGTACTTTTCGGGTGATAGTATCTTGTGGCGTAATAGGAATTTAGAAGGCACACCATATTTTTCATTTTCCTCCTCTTCTGGATACCACAATTCAGCTACTTGTGTGTATCGCTTCACCTCTGTACATATTTTGCTATCTGAAAAGCTCATTTTATTTGACTTGATAACCTCCTGAAAGGCAGTAAATAGAGGGCTATATTCAGCGGTGTACTTGTAGGGAATAGCGGTTTGGAACATCGTGGCAATATCTACAATACGTTTTTGATAAGGTAACCCTACACGATTGAGAGCGCGATGACTTTTTCTAAAACGTTCCTTTCCGTTAGCATCTAACATAGGATTACCTTCTTCATCTGTAATTGGTATCAAAATAGACTGGTCAGGATATTTGTGTTTGTCTTGAAAAATGGCGTGCTCTTTCACATCGTACTGTTTTTTGTAAGGCTCGATGTTTATTGGTGTTATTCCTTGTTTAAAATCTTCTTGTGTAGTAGGTTTTTCGTTCATATTGATATAGGTTTAAATCATTGATGCGAGTTGATATAGGTTGTTATTAGTACCGCTTAGCAGCTTCATAGTGATATAACGAATAGCATCTATGCTATGGTTGTGGTTATCTATGGGTATACCTGCTTTTTTATCGTTCCAAGCGTAATTTTTTAGCTCTTTCTTCACATTGAAGCTGTGAGGCGTTACCACTAACTTATAATTGAGCATAGTAGTAATACCTGCTGATACGCTGCCTGCCCCTTTTTCGCAAGGCTCGATGTTTAGTCCTTTGTCTCTTAGGTCTGCAATCAGGCGAGGTTCGGCACTATCGGCTACGATAAGGTCATCGGGGTTGTCTATTAGAGTGCTATTAAGCTGGTAAAGTCCGTCAGAGGATAATTGCTTGTTGTTATAGTACTTTTCATCTATATAAATGGTTTTGCTGCGATTATCCACTGCTACTTTGATGAGTGTATCAGGGTCAATGCTAAATCCGTAATCTTGTCCGTAGCCATAAGGAAGTGAGGTATCAAACTCGCCCTCTTCCCAATCGGTGAATATTACCCCTTCGGATACATCAGCCCAGCGTCCTATGATTTTTTGTGCGTATTTGGTTTTGTTGAATAGTGATTGAGAAAAATTGCCTTGCTCATCGGTGGCTTGTGCGAGGCTTTGGGCTTTTATCTCCTCAATCTGCTTAAAAAACTGCTCATTGAGGTTTTCTTTATTATCAAAGTAGGTGGTGTGGATATGCAATACATCAGGGTGGGTGGATATTTGCACCTCAACACCGTCAATCTTTACCACCTTGTGCGTTTTTTCAATGTACTTCTTATAAATGAAATGCTCGGCATTGGAAGGGTTCAGTATGAGGATAACCCGTAATTGTTTGCCTTTTTGACGGATTGATAGTATTAGTTTCTCATAGTCTTCTTCTGATAGCCATTCTTCCATTTCATCACCTACGAAAGTGGTAATACCGTGCAATGATTTAAGGTTAGCGGTTTGGTTTCCTGATGAGGTTTTGATACCCTTAAAGAGTATTTCAGAGCCTGAAAAGGTGTTTTTGATAGCTGTTTTAGTAATATTAAAATACGCCCCAGTACCCTCTGCTTCTATCTTTTCCTCAAACTCTGGGATAATAGAACTATGGGCTGATACCATAGTATAACGGCTAAATAGTATCTTGTGCCCTGCTTCAAAAGATAAGCGTTCCAAGAAGGTAGAAGCGTTGTACGACTTGCCGCTGCCTCGACCTCCTGAAAGGATAGTGATGAACTTATCTTTATTCAGATATAGGGGGTTATATACGAGTTGCGTTTTAATCATTACTTTTGCTATTACTCTTAAGCCACTGAGCGATGTCGATAGAACCTTGTACGGAAACTTCGTCACGGATGCCGTCGTCGGTTTTGAAGGTGGATAGTACAGTTTGCATTGCTGTCATACGGGTACGATAATCAACGGGGACTTCACGGAATTTGTTAGGAATTACTGTGCCGTCTTCATCAGTAAGAGGCTCACGGATAACACCCATAATAGCAATGACTGACACCAAGTTAGACACATCGTTAAAGGTACGTGCTCGGTAGGCTTTTTGTACCATTTCCAACTCTGGGTTTTTACGAATACGCCCATATACAGACGGATAGGTAACACCAAGTATTTCGGCTGCCTTAGTAGGCTGTCCGTTGGCTTTGATAAGGGCTTGTTTTAGTTCCTCATCGGTGTATTTTTCGTTATCTATTTTCTTACGGGGTTTCATATCAAAAGTTATTAAATGTTATTAGTCTATGCGTTCTACCTTTGCCGATAGCGTTTCCCCTTTTATCATTTTAAATTCAGGGTCAAACCCCATACGGAGCATAAAGGCTTCTTTGTTTTTCCAGTTATCAAAGGAAAGCGTTACGTAAGCATCTAAATTTTGGGCTTTTTCAATAGCTTGTTGTTTGATAGCTTCTTTTGCTTCTTTGACTTGCTGCTTTTTCTCTTCATTGGATATTTCTCTCTCAATGTCTTTTTCTTGCTTTATGGGAGCATATGCTTCTTCTATAGCTTGTGATAGGTCGGGTACCTCAAAGGAAGAGTAATCGACCGCATATAGATTGAGGTCATAATCATCAAGCCCTGCATTGAGGTAATCAATATCAGGAATGAGTGAGCGCATTAGTTCTTCATCAAGTTCGGTACGTGAACGTGTTTGAAATATGTTTTGTTCCTTTTCTGTTTTAAGGTCAAAAGATACTTTTTCTACTTTGATTTTGTAGTCGGTATCGGGCGTTCCATCGTACTTGTGTATAATATCAAGGGACATTACCCGCTTGTGCCCATCTACGAGGTTTGAGGTTTGCTCATTCCAAATTATGCCACCTAAAAATCCTACGTTTTTGATGTTTTTACGCATTTGTGCGATTTGCTCATCTGTATGCTTTTTAGGATTGAAAGGGGCAAAGTTTATTTGTGAGCGTTGTATAGTGATTGTTTCACTTTGCTTGTATAGTTCCTTTTGTGTTTTTGTTTTTTTGGTCATAATCAAATAGTATTTTTTCAGATAATGGATAAACATCTAATATTTTTTGCAAGTCATTAGGGTAATGCTCACGTAGGTATAGATATACATCAAGGTCAAAGGTTATTCCGTTACTTTTTTTATTGCTGTATTGTATGGGTTTAGGTAATCGGTTGTTACTAATATATCGAAGTACGTCTTTGTCTTTCCATAAAGAAAAAGGATACACGAGTTTTGTAGGTGAAATGGCTTGCATTTCGTATTGTCGTAACATTATGCGCCTATTCATACTATCAGACTGCTTCATTCCTAAGAATACGTACTCAATTTGTGTTTCGATGCGTACTGATTGTATTATGTCGGATAGTTTGAGTATACGTGTATTTTGAGGAGTACAGAATAACCCTGATTTATTGATATAAGTAAGGGCGTAATGAGGTCTCTGTATAAATGAAATGTTAGGGTATTGCTTTTTTGAGAAGTTTATGTATTTATTGATATGTTCAAGGTCTTTTACAAAGTACATAAATACGCATACTACTTCATCGAAGTTTTGAGCGCACCAGTGTAGCAGTGCGATGCTGTCTTTGCCACAAGAATAAAATAGCAAAACACGGTTAGTTTTAGCCTTAACCGTGTCTATTACTTGCTGTGTGTGTTGGTAGATATTCATAGATTAACCCGCTGAAAGTCCTGCTTGTTTTCTAAAAGCAGCATATACGTTTCGCCTACGTTGTTGTACTGACAACGCTTGACCTTTTTGATTTCTACCATATCGGGCTACTCGACTAATGCCCGATAGTTTGTTAATTTGTTTTTGGATTTGTGTCTTTCTAACTCAGCTGAATGTTTTAAAGGGTTATTAAATATTTTTCTTGCTTAGCACCTTGCCTAATGTATAAACCATTTGGGCTTCGATGTACTCTTGTCCATCTTCTTCGTAGGTGATTTCTTCACCATTTTCATCGACGGATAGTTCTATTTCAGAGTTGGTGATTTCGATAACGACTTCAGGGCGGTCGGTTGCATAACCGTTGAAAAACCTAATAGCATCATAATTTACCGGCTGCAACCACTGGTCTTCATCTTCAGCCTCTGGATTTTGAATAATGTACTTATCGGCATTCTTTGGTCGAATTTCTCGATACTCTTTTGCTTTTGTCCCTGATAGAATATCTTCTAAATAAGGGCGTTTGATTTGTAATGTTAATATTTTCATACTACAATATTTTATTAGTTGCGGGGGCTGGACTCGAACCAGCGACCTCGTGCAAGTTAAACACGCAAGCTAGCCTACTGCTCTACCCCGCTGGTAGGGCAAAGGTACGGTGATTGTTGCTATATTGTTTGCTGATAGTTTGACATTTTTTTGACATTTTTTTTGTGTGGTGCAAATATAGTGATTTTATGCGATACTTACAAGGTTAAACTTCTTAAAACAGCGATACTCGTGGCATTCGGTGTCAAAGTATACTTGTACGGTGTCATTGCTTTTGCGGTTATGCTGGGTAGGAGGTAGCAAATCGGGGCGTAATGTACCCCACGCTTCACGGGTTGAGCCGTCTACTTTTTGAAAGTAAAAGCGTACTATCTGGGTGCTCATTTTGCTTTTGAGTTTGATATTTGCCCACGCTTTTTTGAGGCATTCGCTGAATGATAGCCCTGTTTGGCGTGCAAACTGCCAAGCAAGTGTAAAAACGTTCTTTTTGTCGGTATTTTTCATTTTGATAGTGTTTTTTTAATTGTTAGCTAAATAGTCTAATAGTTCTTCTTTGGTGCTGAAAATTTTACTTTCAGCAAATGTATCATTCTGATAATTAAAGATTTTGTAAGTAATGTTAATGCTATTATCATTAGCGACTACTTTAATGTTTATTACTGCAATTTCACCGCTCTTAATTTTATTTTCGTGCATAAAAAACACTGTTTGGTTTGCGTTGTACTTTGTTTCTACTTTCATTTTGATATAGGTATTAAGTTTATTACTAAGATATTGAGCCTTTTTGTGCCTTGCTCAGGGCGGTGTGGTTAGTTGTTTAACGAATGAACATCATAACGTGCGCAAGTGTATTTTGCTTCAAGTTTTTCAAGTGCTTTGGGGGTTACAAAGTAGATACCTTCAGTATATTCTGATTTTTTTATACCACGCCCTTTGAGTTCTAACTTAGTGTGTACTTCGTAATTATTATAGCACCATTCGTAATATATTTGAGTCTCTTGTTTGTCTAATGCTTTCATTTTTATATTGATTTAAAAGGTTATTAAATTGAGTTTAAAAGCAGTTTAAAGACTTGCTTAGGTCTGTTTTTTTAGAATGTTAAACTGTCTTTTAATTGACTTACTACTGTATTAAACTTTTCGCGGGTTGTTTTTTTAAACTTTAAATTCTTGTTAGGTAAATAACCCCCTTTGCTAAATTTTGCTGCGCCAACGTTGCCTCGTATATCATAAGATACGCAAACGAAATCGGCAAATACATCTTCTTCATTTACTACATTTAGCACGTTTATATAAGTAACGTAGTCGCTGTTTTTATCTATCATTTCATAAACGTTGCCCTCTTTGAGGTCTTTTAATTCTAATGCTTTCATACTATTAATGTGTTTAATGTTATTACTTGTTCTATCATTTTGACGGTGCAAAGGTATATACATTTTACTATACTTAAAAGTTTTTAATGTTAAACTTTTGTTAAATGTGTAGATTAATGTATATACATATAAAAATACATTTTACCTTTGCTGCGGAATGTAATACTTAACATTATGGCACGAAGAAAAGACAAATCATTAAACATTAGAGTATCGGATAGTTTCATTACTCTCCTCAAAGAATTAGCCGACAAAAAAGGAATGTCGCAAGCGAACCTTATTGAGTACCTTGTACGTAAGGAGGCTGATAGTATGCAGCTGAAAGAACGTTTTGAACAGGAGCAGCCAAAAGAAAGTGAAGAATAAAAAACTACCGCCCCAATGATGAGGCGGTAGCAAATTGAAAAACATAATAAAAATGAGAAAAATACTATAAAAAAGAATTAAGAACGCTTAGACTTTTTCATTAGGTTTATTAGTACTCTTTCCGAGTTTTTAAAACATTGATTGTACTGTGTGTTTTTATCTGCAAGCGAATGCTGGTGGAGGTAATAGGTTACACTGGTACGGGATACACGTAGATAGTTAGCTAAATCCTCTTGTGTGCAGCGAAAATGCTTCTTTGCTAATCCGCAAAATAGTTTCTTTAAGTCTGATTGGCTAAATTGTTGCGTCTCTGTGACTGTTTCGAGGGCTTTTTTTATATTGTCAAACATAGGAATTAGGTTTTATGGTTAAATCTTTTTAGGTAACTTTTCTATTTTAGGTGCAAAATAATCACCAACGCTAATGTAATTTTCTACTACTTTCTGAAACTCCTCAAAGGTGTAGCATACAGCGTAGGTATGCCCCAATGCGATGACTTTCTTCTGGAAATCTTTTTGGTTGGCGGTTTGGCGATTGCCTTTTACTTTCATTTCGATATAGAGGCTTTTGCCTTGTGTCAGGAGTACTACCAAGTCGGCTACCCCTGATAATACCCCCTCTGCCTTGAGGCGTTGCGCTTCACGAACGTTGCGACTGCCTCCATTAGGAACGGCATATATAACGAGGTGCGGGTATTGGTATCTAAACCAGCGCACGCAGGCGGTTTGTAGGGTGCTTTCTTGGTGTTTCATAGGGTTTATTTTGTTTCAAATATTTCTTTTAATACTTCAGTAGGATAACTCTTAACGAAGCCATATTTGGCATCGTATTCATTGCCCATAGGGATAGAGCGTTGTACGCATATTTTTGCAGCTTTTCTTCCTAATGATATAGCTAACTGTAAGGGTACTCTTTTACCTATGATATTGCTGTATCCTGATATGGTAAAATAATCTTCGTTTTTGGTGGTGATTTTAGCTTCTATCTTAGTGAGACGCTCATTTTGCAAGGCTATTAGCTCAGCTTGTGCTTGTTGTGCTTTTTCTAAGGCTATCATTCCTTGTGCTTGAGCCATTAGTATTTCTCCTGCTGTCATTGGTTTGTTTGCTTCCTCAAAACGTTCCAACCACTCTACTACACGCTTGCGAACAAATTTACTTTCACGAAGTAGTACTTGCTTTCCTTGTGCGATAGAGAGTTCAAACATAGGTTGTTCTCTGTTCCATTGGTCTTTATAATAGGTCGGCAAAATTTTTTGCTGACCTATTTCTTCTTCAAATTCGTCTCGGATAATAGCCAGCATAGTCTTATGTTGTAGTTCCGTTTCCTTACCTTCTTCTTTTCTGAATAGGTTGATTTGCTCTACAAGTTCAAGGCTTGTAATAGTCTTTTTGGGTGTAATTCCTTGTGATGAGAGTATTAGGGTATTCATTATAATTTATTGTTTTACAATTTCGGCTGCAAAGATACGAAAAACTTTAAACTATTCCTACAAAAAATTTATATAATTATTTGTGTACCAGTATTTTGCATAGTCATTTTACATAGTCATTTTGACGGGGCAAAACGGCTGTTAATATGAAAGCCGTTAGTATCACACTAACGGCTTTCTATTAAATGATTGTATGTTACTTCTACGCTTCTAAATTCTCAATATTACGAAGCTTTTCGAGGTAAAAGGCTCTGATATTCTGATAATCTTCTTCTGTAAACTTGTTGTCTCTAAGCTTCATTCTCTTGTGTGTAGCTGCTGATGTACTCTTCTGAATTGCTCTTGCTACCTTGCTATCGGATAGTTCTAATTGCTGAATGATATACATTACCTTGTCGTGCGGTGTCATAGTTATTGTTGTTGTTTTGCTAAGTTATTAATATACCATTGCCACGCTTCATCTAAGAATTGCGTTTCGGATATTTCCGGAGATAAGATACCTCCTGTTTGCTGTATATTATTTTGCAGTACTACCAATCTGAATTGCTCATTATCATTGTAGTTGTATAACTTCTGTGGCTTGCTTCGTAATTCATTATTGAGAATTACCTGCTGTGTGCGCTCTCTAATTATCAATACCAATGATAAGTAGTGAGGTGAATAGATGTAATGAAATCCGCTTGGCATTTGTGAAGGTTCTGCTGCCAGTAAAAATTTAGGCATTTTTAATTCGAAAAGTTTGCTATTGCTCATAAGTTTTATAATTTTGCACTAATTCTAAGTGATTTTAAATCGTTAGAATTGTTTTAATTTTACAAGTAAGCCCCTAATGTAGTGTTAGGGGCTTGTTTTTAATTATTGTCTACCATGAAAGCCTGTTTTCTTGGTTTTGTATATAAACTATCATCTATTTGTTGAGGCTCTCTGAAATCCTTGCCAGTTGCACAAAGATATTTTGCATTATTAATCGCTTGCATTTCATCTTTTGCTTTTACTATTATTGTACCATTACCGCCTATATACTTGGTGTAGGTTACTCTGAATGTTTTGTTTTCTGTTTTCATTTTGTAGTAAAATAATTGTTAAATAACTTCTTCTTCATATACCACATCGCCAGTTTCATTACAAACGACTTGTACTATACCCCCCTTGTAGTCTTCGAAGTAGCTGTGATTAGTACCGTTGAATGATTGAATGTAGTTCTTGCAATATTCTAATGTTTGCTCGAAGCCTTTATCATTAGAATTATTATCATCATTGAATACTACATTGTAAGTAGTATTAGTAACGTTGTTTTTGTCTGTTGTTGTCATTTTTGTTTGAATGTTTAAATTGTTATTACTTGTTTTAATTTTACACTGCAAAGATAAGGTAATCATTTTAATTACGCAAGCGTTTTGCTTGTTTTTTTATATTTATTTTGTTGTAAATACAACATTTTGCTGTAAGTGTATGTTTATTAGGTAGTTATGTAATTATTTTTTTTGCAAAAAAAAGGCAATAGGTAGTGTTATACCCTTTGCCTTTGTGAATTACTCATTTTCGTCCATTATAGGCCGCTCTATCTCATACATTATAGGCATTCCTATTTTGGTAGCGATATAGTGCTCGATACACGCACCCTTGCTGTCTTGCCAGCCTTGTAGCATATAGATAGCCTTACATTGTAGTAGGTCGACAATATCTTTAAGCATATGTGCTTCCCAGCTGTCGTGCTCTGATAGTCCGTTTTCTAAGTGGTTCACGGGCTCATAGCCTAATCTTTTCGTTGCTTTGGCTACAGCAGCAAAGCGTTTGCGGGTTTTGGTGAGGTCTGTGCCGCTGATTTTTCCTGAGATGTAGATTTTCATTCTTTTCCGTTATTTATGCAGTTAGTAATGTTTTTTACAAGGCTTTCGGTATTTTCAGCGAGTTTATTGGCTATGATTTTTACTATTTGCAATGAAATATCATCATCAACTTTTAATACAAAATCTTCTCTTAGGTCATTGCTGAATTTTACATATCCCTCATATCTATCTTTTTGTTTTTCAGACTCTTTTTCCCAAGAATAGCCGGGTTCAAATTCCAACGAAAATTTTCTTAGCTTAAAGTCCTTTTTGTTATTTTCGGTATTCATCTTTCACAAATTTATGGTTAATAATTTTACCTTTTCTGTTTTTGATTTCGTTGTAGGCGATATTTAGGCACTCCTCAAGGGTGGTATTTTCTAAGAAAGCTATATCATCTAAATAACCAATTATAGTAATGATTTCATAAAAATACAAAAAGGGCGTTTCTCCTCCTATCCCTAACAATCTAAAATTAGCGTGCATTAGACGAGTTAAACTATCTTGAATGCTTAATGCTAACACTACTTTGCCATCTGCTCGCTTTCTTTCAAAATTCAAAACATCATTGATTTGCTCTAATACGTCTATTCTTTCCATATAGCAGTAATTAATGAGGGTTACCATTACATCGCCTATGGCGTCCTGAATAGCGGGGCGGTCATCGTCATAACACGCTTTGATAAGTTCTCCAACCTCTTCGTGGGTTTTGAGGAGCTGGTTAAAACGTGTTATTTTCTTATAGATTTCTCTTTCTTTTGCCCATTCTTGGATAAGGGGCACAAGTTCTTGGATTGTTAAATTTTGTGTGTTCATATGTTTGATATTTAATTGTTTATGATTTGGTCGCCTCATCGGTGAGGTGAGCATTTAAAACTTTATGGTATAGCAGCATTACCAGTTCTTCGAGTTTGGCGGTGACGCTCTTATGGGTGTATAGCTGCTGGCTCGGCTTTATTTGTCCGTTATTATCTATGTAGATGCGTAGCTGGTCGAAATTGCTGACCGCCGTAGCATATACACTGATGCCGTGCGCATTTAAATAGGTCATAGCCTTGGCAAATTCATTCGGGTTTTTCAGCATAATTAAAAGGGTATATCGTCCTCGATGCCGGCAAGGTTGTTTGTCTTGGGGGCAGCTGGGGTGGTTTCTTCTGGTTTTTCGGGGTTGTTTTGCGGTTCGTTATTGGTGTCTATAAGAAAACATACGGTGCTTATACCGTTTATCTTGCGCTTTTCGGTGGATAGCGTCCACTGTTTTATAGCACAATAGTCCGTTAGTTTCTTCTCTATCTGTTGAGAGGTGTATTTGCCACCTATCTCGTTTTGTACTTCGCGGTTGAAGTCTGGCTTTGAAAAGAATACGTTTAGATGTGTGTCGTCAGAGAAATAGGTATTGAAAAACGCCATAAAGGTGTCGCCTATGGTGAGCAGGGTACGGCGGTTTTCGAGTGCCTCAAGCGGTGCTTCTATCTTAGTTGGGCAGGATAGGTAGAACTGTAGGCAATTGAATAAAAAATTATAGTCGGCGTTCCACTCTTCTGTAGGGCTTTCGGCGGTCATAATATCGCGCCCGCCAAAATCGTCAGAGATTTTGCGGCTAAACTTGTAATCGTTTTTGGGTGTTTTGGCGTGATAATAGTCGGAATTTTGGTAAAATAAGAGGCGGCGCACAAGCGAACTCTCTTCAAAATCGGGTACGTAGTTAGTGGTCGCTGCCATTTTAGGGCTTCGCTCAAATGGGATATAGAATATTTTACCGCCTTTGTGGTTTGCCTCGAAATCGCCGGTGACTTTGTTGTAAAAGTCTCTAAAATCTTGGTTGAAGTTCATATCATCAAGGAATACAAGGCGCGTTTTTTCGGTTACTTTATCATAAGGGAATTTGTTGGCTCCGATGGTTTTTCCGTCGATATACTTGCTCTTTAGCAGCTTGCGTATACCATTTACCAAAAATGATTTTCCGGTACCGCCGTAGGAACCTCTTGCAGAGTTTCCGCCCTTGTAGTCGGTACCCATTACTATATAGGCTTCGCTCTCGCGTTTGTGCTGGTGGAGTAGGTAGCCTACACAGTATATTTTATTCATTAGGTGTAGTTCTTGGGCGTAATTTTCTTCGTCGGTGAGGTTGGGGCTGTGTATGCTAAAGGGTTGTTTGTCTTGCTCGGTTTCGGGGCAAGCGTCTTTGAGCCAATAAATACGGCTTGAGTTGATTAGCACTTTGAAATAATGGCTGGCAGGGGATAATATGCGCAGGCGGGTACGCCCTTGCTCATCGGTGTAATGCTCGAATGCAGGGGGTAGCAGGCTGATAGGGTGGGGTATGACTTCGTCGCGCCAAAACTGTATGCTACTTGTTTTTTTGTAGTCGTATTGTCTTATGCTATTGGCTTCTACTTTTATGGCTTTTTCGGTAAAGAAATACCATTGATAATTGCGCCCGTAATTGGGGGTTTCTTTTGGGTATAGGGGTAGCATCTTCAGATGTGAGGGCTGAAAGGCGGCGGCTGAAAATACGCGGTTGCGTACGCGCTGGTCGAATACTTTATGGTCTAACCATTGTAGTACGAACTTTTTGATGTCGGTGGATAGCACGCGGTCGATGCAGCCGTGTTTGAGGCTTACAAATTCGCATTCGTCTTCTTTTAATTCGGCAAAAGATGAAGCGTAGGTGTAGTAGCCTTGTAGGTGCAAAAAGTGTATTACTTTGGTGGGATTGAACTGTACGCTGCCTTTTTCGGTAAACTCCCAAAAGCGGAAGTTTAGGGACTGCTGTAGTAGGAGTTTGAAGCGTGATTGTAGGGTGTCTTGTCCGGCGGTGTGGTGTAGGCGTAGCCAGTCGGCAAAGTCTTTTTTGCTGTTTTCTTTTAGTTCTTTGGGTAGCCATACGAGGCGAATGTCGATAAAGGTATCGGCTACTTGTAGGGCTTGTCGTACGCCTGTAGCATCGAGGTCTGGCACGTAGTAGATGTTTCGTGCCAGTAGGGATAACTGCTGATATTCTTCAGCATTAATGACTTCAGTTTCTGAATTAAACCATATAACATTGTAGCCGAGAGAGGCTATATTGATGCCGTCAGAGCCGCCGGTGGCGATAATAACGGTGTCGAGTTTTAAGGCATTGAGCTCTGCGGTGAGTTCGGTGCGTAGTTCTTTGCTTTTGGTGTTTTTGAGTTCTTCATTTAGGGCTTTTATGGCTTCGTAATCGACCAAGCGCAATAGTCTGTCCCAACCGTATACTATACGATTGCCGGATTTGCCGCCTACAAATGAGTGTTTGGGGTTTAGTTCGTCGCCTTTTTGGGCTAAAGGTTGGTATATTTTCACAAAATCGCCTTTGTCATAGCCAAAAATAGGAAATTCTGGGGTGCTTTGTGTGGTTTTGCGGTATTTGTTCCCTTTTTCGTTGAGCCCAATTGTGGTGTAGTTGGTTATTTCTTTAAAATGATACTCATTTAGGAGTTCTAGGGTATAATACGGAAATAGACGGCGTAGGTACTTGGTGTGCTGAAAGGTGTCGGCAAATGTTACGCTCCAAGTGCCTACTTCTTCGGTTACATTGGAGGAAAAAGACACTTTTGGTTCGATTTTAGCACCGTTTGGCAGGGGTACGCTGTAGGCGGCGCATAGGGTTTTTAGTGCCTCGAAAGCTGTGCAATGGTCGCGCTGCTGTACGTAGTCAATGGCATTAAGTCCTTTGCTATCGACGCCGAAATCGGTAAAAGTGTAAGGGGCGGTGCTGTTGCGCTGGTGTATATGGCAGGAGCCTGTTTTGTCGTCTGGACGTACGCGGAAGCCTTTTGTGCGACCGCGATTGGCGGATATTTCTGCAGCAAACTCATCAAGGAAAAACTGGCGACCGTAGTCGGTAGCGTCCCAAAGGAGTTCTTTTATATTGTCGAAATTACTATCCATTAGTTGTTAGGTATTAGCAGTTAGTAGTTAGGAAAAAAGCCGTGCACCTGGTGCACTTATGCACGGCTTATCTAACAACTAACTAACGTTATTTTACTATTTTGCTATTCTGGGTAGGCAAAGGCTTCTACTTTTATGGCTTTTTCTGGTACAAGGGCATAGGAGAGTTGCCCCGCACTTATCTCTGGACGAATTGAGAGGTAGCCCCCAGCAGCTCGGTTGTAAAGATTAGCAAGGGCGTTTTCGCTGTAATAATTTAGGTCGATGATAAGCATATTATCCTCAATGGTTATCATATTGGTTCTAATATCATCGATGTTTAGCACGGCATTGAGGTGCGCGGTTACTTGGGTTATCTGGTTCATTGTTTTTATGGTTTTATTTGTGATTATTGATAGGGTACGTGTTCGCTTCGTGTTCGGTACGTGTTCGCTTTAGCTTCGGTGTACCTCGACAAGGTCTTCTACAGGCAGGCTAAATACTTCTGAAAGGGCTATGAGGAACGAATAATGGGTTAGTTTTTCGCTTCCGTAGCGCATCCACTTCTTTAGTGTGCTGGTGTTTTCGGAGGTTTTAATATGCAGGTGTGCGATAGCGGTGTCGTCTATCTGTGCTATTATCTCTGGTTTTAGGTTTACTTGTATGGTGTGGGCTTGTATCATATTTATTTATTATCTTTGTGTTTTAATTCATTTATAACATATGCAAAACGAACAAGAAAAGCAGGACAACTGCAAAGAGGAAAGCAATGGCAGCAATTTCCTCGAGAATATTGCTAAAACAGAAGCGGGGCAGGCTCTGTTGCTTAGTATTGCTAATTTCATCAACAAAAGGGGAGACACCCCTACTGTTGATAACGCTCCCACTGTTGAGCGTAGGCTCTCCTTTGAGGAGCGGCGTATGCAATTGTGGTATTTCAATAGGCGGGTTCACTTTCTCACTCACACGGGGCTGATTGCTATCCTTTTTATTGTACTTAGTATTTTGGTATTTACAAAGTGCGTTAGCGAGACTATTTATGCAACCTTGATAAGTAGCCTTATTGGTTACATTTTTGGACAAATAAAGAGCCGTGAGAAGACAAACACTGATGCCCAAAATGGTCAATAGGGAGGGTTCTTTTTTCATTGTTTTTTCGGTTTTATTTTTTAGCGTTGCTAATGTGTTGCATTTTTTCAAGGAAATTAGTGGATTGGTAATAGGGAGCAAGTGCCTTAATCAGCGATATAGGTTGCTGGTCTAAGTAAGGGTGACGCACGTCCCACTGGGCTATTTTTTCGTATAAAAAACCATTACTAAACTTAAGTAATGTTATAAGACATATAGAGCCGTCAGCGGTGATATTGGGGGTTATGCCACTGTCTGTATTAGCGTGCAGCCATTGTAGTACATCGAATGCGGTAATGGGGGCTTTGCCGCTTCGCACATCGGGGTTATAGCTGTGGGCACGAATGTCGATGGTTAGGGGTGTTTCGATAGTATCCTTTTGGGGTGTTTCTGGAGGGGTTTGTATTTGGGTTAAAACGAAAACAGTTATATTCCGTCTTTCGGCTTTGATTGTTTCTGTTTTAAAGCTAACATTATACCCTTGCTGTTGGGCTACTTCTTCAAGAAGCATTTTAAGGTATTGTGTGCTTACCTTATAGTTTATGGCTTTGAAGAGGGCATTGCGCATCTCTAAAAAGTTGTTTTTTTTGTTTTCAAACTGACTAAGATGTGCTTCGAGCCATTCTGTTATGGCGATGCGTTTTTGGTTTTCTGTTTTTTTCTCGGTGTTCATATTGTTTTTTTTATAAATTTACAATTAGCAATGTCCTTTAGCAGTTGTGTAGGTTGCTGGTCTAAGTAGGGGTAACGTATATCCCATTGGGCTATTTTTCGGTTTAAAAAACCATTATTAAACATAAGTGATATAGTAAGATATATAGAGCCATCAGCAGTGATATTGGGTTTTAAGTCTCTGTCTGTGTTAGCGTACAACCACTGTAGTACATCGAATACGGTAATGGGGGCTTTGCCGCTTCGCACATCGGGGTTATAGCTACAAGAGCGAATGTCGATGGTTAGGGGCGTTTCGATGGTTTTTTGGTCTGTCATCATATTTTCGGTTTTTTGTTCTATTATTTTTTTGAAAAATACAAAGCGAGATATAATAGCAACAAGAATAGCAGTACAATGGAGAAGAGCAGGGCAACATTGCCCAATTCCTTGAGAATATTGTCAGAACTTTTATTATATTCCTCTTTCTCAATATAGATGATTTTTTCAACGTGTGGTAACGGTGTATTCTCTGGCTTGTTCGTAAGAGCTGTATTCTCTGGATTGTTAGTGATAGCTGTTTTATTGGATATATTTTTGGTCAGATAACAGGCCGAGAGAAGGCTGGCACAGATGCTGACAGTATATAATGTATGATCATTTTTTTGGTCTCTCATAATATTTTCGGTTTTTTGTTTTTCAAAAAAGCTTTGATATTTGCTTTTTATTTTCTATTTTTGCCGCCTAAAGAGACGTCTATTTTAGTCGGCTCTTTTGGTACTCATTTACGAGGGCAAAAATATTCAGTATTTTTGAAATAACAAAATATTTTTCAATAAAATTGAAATAAAAAATAGCAAAAATGAATAAAGAAGCTATAAATCAAAGGTTTACAAATGCGGTAAATTTTCTGTTAGATAGTGGCAAAGCCCTTTCTAAGGGGCAAATTTCAGAAAAATTGTCGTTTAAACGCTCTACATTTTCGGAATTATTGAATAATAGAAGTAATGTATCGGCTGAAACAATTGCGGTTTTTTGTGATGAATATGGGGTAAATTCTGATTGGCTTCTAACAGGCAAAGGGGAAATGTTAAAGAAAGAGGGGTTGGTACAGCAAGCGCACAATAATATAAGCAGC